GTTCCTGATCCGTTGATTGCTATTGGCATAACTATAAGATAACTAAGATTGCGTTGTTTGGCACGACCACAGAAACTCCGTTATTAATTGTAGGACTTACTGTATGTGCGTTTTTATTAGCAGTCAAAGTGTAATTAGTTGTAACTGCTTGATCTGTTTCGACAAATACCTCATCTGTGCCCCCTCCTGTAGCTCCAGCACCTCCACCAATTTCACCCCATCCTGTGTTTTTATAACCTTCAAAGACGTTAAGAGTGCTGTTATATCTAAACATTCCAACGGCAGGGCTGCCATCCCTCTGAGCCGTTGTTCCTACAGGTAAATTTAATGAATTAGTATAATTATGTGTTATTTTTCCAGTAAAAGTACCACCTGTTTTTGGCATTAAACCTAAATTTGCCTGTGTGATATTTCCAATCGTTGTAAAAGTACCCGTTCCAGAAGATACAGCAGTACATATTTTTAATAAATTTGTTGATGAATCTATATGTGGTTGAAACTGAACTACATTTGCATCACCAGATGGATCTCCACTTGCACTATTTATTGTTCTTAATGCTGTAAAAATATCATTTATACCTGCACGAACCGCAGCACCAGTACCATTAGCTACATTAAAATTATTACCTGATTCTTTAGTTGTACTATTGACTCTTGCCATTTCTGCAATATTTTATTTTATTTTATCATCCCTTACCAAATCCGACAGCCTGATATGTGAAATCTCTGCTAATTGACGCATTTGATGCGTTTTTAAAATGTACTGTAAATCCTGTACCTGATACATTCGTTATCTCAAAAAAGTCTCCAGAAGCAAAGCTTCCTACAGGTTGTACAGCTATCGAAGGAAGATTACTATTTACACCTCCAATACTAGAAGTTCCTGTAAAAAATGTATTTGTAAATGTTACAGCTTTTGCACCTGCACCGCTAGTAATAGCTGTAGTGCTTTGTTCCGTTCTTCTTTGCAATGAAGCTGTATAGCCTAACTGTGTAACTCTAATATCTTGGTCAGGATCTCCACTTGTCATATTTACCTTAAATTTAAAACCACGACCTTTATAAGTTCCATTAGCAAATGTCTGAAAAGCTGTATATGTTGGCGTACCAGTTGAGGGATCATCTTGTGTAACCGCTACAAGCATTTCAGCATTTACTTTTGTAGCAATAGATCCATCAAAATCTACTCTTGCATCTATATCTGAAATAGCATCAAATAAATCTGACGGGAAAAATGCCTCTGTTAAGAAATGACGTTTTAAATCAAGACTAAACACAGCACCTAAATCTAAGAAAGAAGTTGCTGCTGCTCCACCAAATTCATATGTACCAGATGATGAAACACCTCCAATATCATCCAATGAAGGTACTGCATCAAAATCAACAATACTATCAAACTGACCAACACCTGTAAGAGTTAATGCATTTGTTGTAGCATCAAAAGCAACATTTGTTTTCGTCCCTTGAAATTTTGGAGTATCTAAATCTTCTCTTCTTGTTAACGCTAATAAAGAACCCTGTGTGTCAGGTAAATCAACAATTACACTTGTTTCTCCAGCACTAAACCTACCGCCATCATCTTGAAATTTAAGAATATACTCACCTTCTAAATATGGAACATCTGCAAATGTAGAATTTCCTGGTAATGCCTGTACTAAATCTGTTGCATTTGAAAAAGTACCAGTACCATCAGTTTTGGTACTATGTCTTACATAAACTCTTCCACCATGTGTTACGTCTATATCAGTGGATAAATTCCAACGTAATCTAACTGTTTTAGTACTAATAGGTTCTATTGTTAGACCAGTAACGTCAGCAGGTATAGCAGTTTTTCCTACGGCATTAAATGAAAAAGTCTGTGGGTTAGCAGAAGGTTCAAGTGACGCATTTAAACTAAATAATCTAAATTCATAGTTACCAGCTAAAGAATCTAAAATTTCAATTTCATTACTTCTTGATCTTATAACTGTACTATTGCCATTATTATATTTTACTTCTAATAAATACATACTAGCCAACGGCTCTGGATTAAAACTAATGTTTAATTTTGTTCTTGCAGCAGTTCCTTCTATAAAAAATTCTTCTTGTACTGTTGGACTTGATGGTGCAGCTACTAACTGATTTAACACAGTTATGTTTCTTACCGGTAATGCTGTGCCATCTTCAATAAAAGCATATTTTCCTGGTATATAAGATGTTGCAGTAATTGTATAGTTATCTTTATCTTCCAAAACCCCGACAACTCTCCATTGAGTAGTTTCTAGAGTTGTATTTTGTAAAATCCAAACACTATTAGCATTTGGTGCAGTACTAAAAGGAGTAGCAGAATTAATACTAATTACATCACCAACAATATCTACAACATTTTTTGTTTCAACTGTTCCATTTGGTAAAACAACACTTAATGTAGGACTATTTGTTTTATCTAAATCTGTTTGTGAGGTATCGTCTACAGTTACAGTAGTTGTAGTTGCAGATTTTATACGACCACCCCTTCTTTTACCTGCTTTTAAAGGATCACTTACTTCAATTACCTGACCTGGCCTTACGATTACACCTTCTGCTATTCCAGTAGAAAAGTTTATGGTTTCTGTAGCATTTTGTTCTTCAAATAAAATAAATCTACCTAATCTCCTAGCTTGATTTCTGGAACTACAACCGAATCCTGTTACTTTTTTCTGAATAATTCCATATTTATTTTTAGCAGTAGTATCTTCAACAGTTTCAAAATTTAATTCTTGATTTTCCATATCAAAATAAGATACAGATACAACAGTAGACCTTGTTTTTAAACTTGTACCAGAATATAAAAATCCCTCTTGGGTTACATTAGATAAGTTGAACAGATAAGACGAATCAGTTGGTCTATCTTGAGTAAGAGTAAGAGATCCAGCACCCCAAAAAGTCATTCCTCTCATAACAGAACTTAAAGCCATTACAGTTTCATAGGCATCTTCTCTTTTTTGCAAAACTGTATTACATGAAAAGCGTGGTTCTTGTCCACCTTGGCCGTCATCAACTAATTCAGAACAGTAAACAGAAGCACTATAAAAAGCATATTTATCTAATTGAGTTTCAGTAATATGATCTCCTAGCCCAAAACGAGTTTCTGTGAGCAAGTTAAATAATATCCAACTAGGATCACTTGTCCAATGTGTAGTTGTAGTAAGGGTTCCATTAAAAGTTCCTGTATAAATTAATCTGCCATTTGTTTGATCTACAGTTGCATTATGTGGAATCTTAATCTTAACACCACGAATTTTGTACATACGAGGTGGTATTGATGGAAATTGCTGAGAATCAAAACGTAAAAAAAGATGTGCTATATCTGGATATGCTTTTTGTTGGTCTATTAATTTAGTAAATGAACTCCATGAAAATGTATTTGTCCTAGTTGTTGAACTATCGTCAGGATCAGTTCTACCAACTGTTACTTGTATAGGAAATGCAATATTAGGTTTTAAATTTATTCTGTAATCTGTGGTATATGCAGTTCTTGATTTACCTCTGACTCTTAATGAAGCATTTGTTGATTCATCAAAAGTTTGAGTTACTCCATTATTGTCAGTTATTACTATAAATATACCAACCGAATCGCCTAAATTTTTACCATCTTTTGAATTTATATTAAGTAAGGCATCAAATCTTACAGTTATTCTTAAGGCATCAATATCTGACTGTGTTATTGTCCTAGTTACTGATTGTGCATTAGTAACAGCAACTCCTACGGCTTCTTCAGTTTCAATATCCTTAATACCTTTAATATGTGTTTGATTTGTAGTACCAAAACGAGGTTCAAATGTTATTCTTTGAAAATTAAAATCAGAATCTAAAATATTATTAGGATCAGCACTTGATTTTACTATTGGTGTTTTGCCTAAAAACACATCTTTTAAAGCTGCCTTATTGTAAGCATCAGTTCCTTGTGTTAAACCTGCTGCTGATGGGAAACCCTCTATTTCACCTTCTGATAACACTTCTATAATATTTATTGCTTGTCTGCTTTCAAGTGATTTCTGATTACGAGAAATCTCTACAATCATCCCGAAGAAACTTGTAGGACGGCCACTACCCGCAGATCCACCACTTACTTTTACAGTAGCTTGTGCCATTGTTATAAAAGATCCTCGCTATCAAGACCTGCTGATACTACTAGCGATCCAGTAAAAATTTCCCCATAAACTATTGGTATAGCTGTACCTGCCCTACTTGTATTTTGAACACCACTAAATGAAAAATTAAGTTCTCGTGGATCATCTGAAATCCCTGGTGGTCTTGGTGTTGGACTTATCATTTCTGCTGCACCAGACAAAGCCATATAAATTCCAAAATTACCTGCTGCTGCTAATAATTTAGCTCCAAAACCTGCACCTGCTGCCGTTCCAAAACCTAAACCTCCACCTGCTCCTAAACCTACTCCAGCAGCACCTCCAGTTGCCATAACAAGACCTACAACTAATGCTCCAGCTAAAAACTTACCAAATCCTTCTCCAGCACCAACTGCAACTGGTACTATTTTTATTTCTTGACTACCAACAGGAATGTCCATTTCTTTTTCATTAATTTGATAATCTCCAACTTTTACACAATAATTTTGTTGTAATATATGAGACTCTAATTTTGGAAAATTAGCTATCAAAAATTTAAAAGCCTCTATTGGTGAATTAACTTCGGCCTCAAAAGTGCGTTCCCCTATAAATCTTGCTAATCTTCCATAGACTTTTATTTTACTGAGCATAACGATACCTTTTCTTAGTACAGTTTATATAATCTTGATCATATGTTTCTCTACAGCTAAGTTTTTTTATGCAATGATGAAGAATAGTTTGATTCCCAAGATATAAAGCTACATGATCTAATTTACCAGTTTTAGTTGTATCCATAAGAAGAACATCACCTTGTTTTAAATCTATCGTACTTTCTATTTCTTTAAAACCTACTTTTGGCAATCCATATTCAAATAAAGGATTATTACTAAATTCTTTAAGATTTTTAGGTCTAGGCCAATGTTCTATATTTATATTTCTTACTTCTTTGTACCAATCTTCAACTAGACTCCAGCAATCCTGTACATTCCATACCCATTCTCTACCAATTAAACCTTTCTTATATCCAGATGGTTCATAATATGACCAGATTTCAGTTTCTGGCGAAACTATATAAAAAGGTAAATCCAAATATTCACAACTAGCTAAATCAGCATCACTAGCTGTTGAAGGATGATTTGGATGACTATGAACTACCGCAGTAATCTCAGCCTCATCTTCTGTTTTTATCCAATCATCGGGATCTATAATAAATTGATCCGTCAAATCTTCAGCAATATTTTTACAAGGATAATATTTTTCTTTTCCTTTATGTATAGCTAATAGACCACAAGCCTCGTAAGGTGCATCTTTTTTTGCGTGTTGTAATGCTGTATCTTTCCAACTCATCCTAAAAATGCTCCAATACCAGGAAAAATTGTTCTAGTTGCTACTCTTTTAGGAAGTTTAACATTTATTAAATCTAAAGCAGATTGAGCTTCCCATGTAATAACATTTCTGTTTTCATTTGCCTTTCGATCTAAGAAATAAATTTCTTGTGGAAATTCTGCTGTCGGATCAGGTGTACCAAATGGGTTTGTATTAAAATCGAAATTGACAGCATCTAAAAAACGTGCCAAAGTTCTAATTCTTATAAATTTTGCACCATTTAAATCATTTCCAACTGTATTTTTATTAACATCATTCATTATGGCAGTAATAGTTCCTAAAATATTACTTACAGTAATAGTTGGTCTTGGCAATGTACCTGTAGAACCAAATTCAAAACCACTACATTCGATAGGAAATCTTAGATAAGAATTACCTGCCCATACAACTTCTCCATTAGCCTTTAAATTTGCACCATTATGAAAACGATATATTGTATTTGACCCATGCAAAGCTGTATTTAGTTCAATAGAAAAAAGTTCAATTATTGAACCAGGGTTTATTGATTGTAATTCAGAAACAGGAATTGCCATTATGCTTCAAATACCTCTTCAAATGTTGCATTAATTGTAGCTCGCTTATTATATGGCATAGATTTTGTCCAAGATTTACAAATAAATTTACTTGAAGATGTTTCACCAGGTGGAGTAAAATCAAAACTTTCAGTTCCACCACGAGCATCAAGAAAAGTTTCTATGGTATCAGCATCAGTTTCGCTGACATTAAATGTCAAGTTAAAAACTTTCGGATTTTGATTTAACCCAAACTGAACACGCTGTTGATACCCATCACCAAATTGTGTTGTTTTTACAATTGGGCTGTTAGTTTTTCTTGTCCCGTAAGTGGGTGTAATTGAAGGAAAGGTTGCCATTTATCTAGAAAGTAAACCTCCAGGTCGTTTTTGTCTTACAATTTCACCCTGTACTGCAACAGCTATCAAAGTTCCTAACTGTCTACCTCCTTCTTCATCTCCTTCTACCTCAGAACCAGAAGCATCTACGTTCACAACAACATTATTTGTTACACTTCCCATACCACCTAATTTATCGTTAGGAATTATTGTACCTGCTCTATCTGGAACAAATAATTCAGCACCTCGTTCTCCTACGATTGAAGGTCTACCAACAGGAGGTCTACCACCTTCAGCAAATAAACCAAGAGCACCTAAAATACCGCCACCTTTTTGTCCTTTTGAACCTAAAGCTGAACCGAATAAAGCTTGATTTAAAGCTAAATCCAAAAATCTATCAGCAACATTATTAAGCATATCTCCAAGAGTTGATGTGCCTTTTATAAGTCCTGCAATTCCATTTTTAATATCATTATTGACAGATTCACCTATTTTTTCAAAGGCATTTTTTAAATCTTTTGTTAATTCAGCTTGTTTTGATAAATTCTGATTAATAGTAACGTCATTTTTTATTCTTTCTAATTGTGTTGAATTTAAATCTTCCATATTTAAACCCATACTTTTTATCTTTTCATCAATAGCTTGTTGTAATAAAAATTCTTCTTCATTACCAGCAATAATCGCTCTATTTAATTCATTTTCTTTTGTTAAATCCGCTAAACCAGCAGTAATCAATTTATTTGTATTTGTTCGTATTTGATCTTTATCTTTTTCTAAAATTATAGTTTCAGCAATTTCTCTTTTTTGTGCTTGTAAATCCTTTATTTGATCTTGAATAGCTTTAACACCTCCTCTACCTGCACCACTTTTTTGAGCTTGAAGATCAGCAATTTGTTGATTAATATCTCTAAAAGCAGGTGCATTAGGATTTTGTTGTAAAAATTGACTTGTTCTTTGTTGAACAGACCTCTCCTCTCTATCACCTATTGTCAAATTCAATAACTTAGCAACTTGTGCTTGTACTTTTGTAAAAAATAAAACAGTGCTATTTGTTAAATCTTGAAAAGTTTCACCAAATTTTTTTAATTCCTGTACATTTTGATCACCTATCTTATCTCCCATCATTTCTAAAGCTTCATTTAAAGCTGCTTGTTTACCTTGAGTTTGTTCAATAATCTGTAAACGTTTTTGTTCTATTGTTCCTAATATTCCCATCTTTTCAGTTAATTTTGCTATATCAGGATTTAATTTATTCATAGCCTGACCTAATTCACCAATAGCCGTAACTCCACTTTGAATACCTGTAGCGATAGCAGTTCCAGCTAAACCTCCTGCAAAACCACCCATCTGCCCACCAAACTTCCCTCCAAAAAATCCACCAGTAGCACCACCAAGAGCAGCAAATGGCCCTTGTCCAAATAACAAAGGAAATACACCACTAATTATTGCACTATTAAGACCAGCACCACCCATTGCACCTCTTCCACCACCGCCTCCACCTGTTCTTGGAATAGGTTGTGTAGCTGCGTTTGCTTTGTTTGCTTTTATCTGTTCTTTTCTTACTTTTAAAATACTTTGATCTGCCTTTAAAATTTTGTTTTTTATAGCTAATTCTTGATTTAAAATTTTTACAGAACTTGAAATTCCTTTAATGCCTCTTTTATTTAGAAGATCAACTTTTTTATCTAACTGCTCTGTTTTTTTTAATGCCCTATCTAACTTGGATTGACCAATTACCTTAAAATTTATATTTACTCCGTAATTAGCCAAAACAAATAGAAAACTTTATTTTAGTGTACCGCTTTTATGGTTTTCTTGCTCGTGATTTATCCTTTGCATTTTGTATTGCTTTTTCTTCATATTCTCTTTTTAATTCATAATAAGCTATCCAATTAACTAATTCTTCTTGAGTTAGTTTTATTGTTAGTTCTTTAATAGTCATTTTTAACTCTGTAGCTAAAAAAAATAAAAAGAACCAATCATTTTTAGCTTTTTAAATCTGCCTTCGCTTCCTCCAATTTATATTCACTGCCAGAATTTAACATTGCAAGTTGAATGTCTTGTAAAGTAGATGCGTTTACTTCTCTTCTTAAGGAAGCTTTATGACCATCTTGAAACAATCTTTTACCATCTTTATCAAGTGCTTTCTGTATTAGAAGATTTAAAGCAAATTCATCATTACTAGAATCCAAACCATTTCTTGATTGACCAATAATTGATTCTCTTTCCGCAAGAGTTAAAGGATGCCAATAAATTTCTAAAATAGTTTCATCTCCATCTTTTAATTCATAAAGGTATTTCTGTTGAACACCAAATTTATTCTTGAGAAGTTCAATTGCTTCCATATACATTAATAAAATATTATATTAGTATACTAGGCATTAGCAGAGAATTGGCAAGATATTACACCGATAAAATGACTTCTGTCTTCAATTTCAAGAGGAGTAGGGCCATTTATATCTAAAACTCTAGGAGTACAACTAAAAATATCAGTATAATTAGAAGCATTAACAGAAGTAAGACCATCGATTACTGCTTCAGAGATAGCAGATAAAACTGAAGTACCTTTTGATTTAGGAACATATACGTTACATTGAATTACACCAGCATAATAATCTGAACTTGCACCTTGATTTTGTAATGTTGATTGTGTGAAATCTAAACTCATCAAAATATATTTTGTACTTTTTCCTGGAGTTGTAAAATGAACATTATCGTAAACCATTTTTACTGTGTTATCTGCTGCTGCAACAGCATCAGTAACTGCTTTTTCAAAAGCTGCTCTTGCATTAACTAAAGTCATTTAGAAAACTCCGTATATTTAACACCTGTCTGAGAAGAACCAAAACCTCCAGTGGTGCTACCACCAACAAATAATCTTCCTTTATCTGACATGGTTTCTTTTATCATTTTACCTAAAGAACCTTGAATAAAAGATTGAACTTTACCTCCTTCTAAAGCATAAACAGCATATTCAGCTTTATTACCAATAAATACTGGTCTTTGATAATTAAATGCTCTTTTTACTGGAAATCTTGGACGTATAACAGGACTACGAGGTGCATTACCACCAGTACCAGCAAGAAATGCAGTAGTTGCTTGTCTTTTTATACCAGACCAAGGTTTAAAATTTTCTACTTTATCTGTTGCTTTTACAGGAGTGTTTTGAGCCACCCAACTTGATGCAAAGAAACCTGTGTAAACAGGACTTCGTTTTTTTGTAGATAACTGTGTATGAACTTTTCTTATAAGAGCATTAAAATCTTTTGATATTTTCATATCTAAATCTTTAGGAAGTTTTCTTATATCTCTTATAGTCATTAGAACCTTACAAGAATGATAAATAGATAAACTTGCCCACCTTTCTTTGTATCAATATCAACTATTTGTGCGACTCTATTTGACCCACCAAAACTTAATGTTATCTCATCATCTAAATCTGCCTGATTATCTCCTATCTGATCAGGAGTTATATATAACTTAGCTTCCCTCATCTCTTGTGCTGCTTCTTCCTCAGAACGAACAAAAGAAATTGGAACTTTAATATTATAAGTTACATCAGTTGTTGTTAAAGTGCCTGTAGATGTATTGTAAGAAGGAGATGCTTTTTTTGTATAAGTAATACTGTGGTCAAATGAATCTCCAAACTGTGCTACAACACTTTTTGCAACATTTTTAAATAATGAATCTAACTGACCTGCCATTATCCTCTAACCACTCTCATTTGAAAACTACCTGCTCCACCAAGCATATACGATCCAAGATAGCTTTGTAACCAAGGATAAACATCTAAAATATTGTTAATAGATCCAGTTCCCTGACTATCAGTATTATATTTTACTTGCAAATCTCCTAATTTTACTTCACTAAAATTACCATCTTTTCCTGTAGTTCCTGTAATAGCATCAGTATCATTTGCCAAAGCTCTAGCTAATTCATATTGTGCATACTTAATACCATTAGGAATTTTTGAACAAGCTAATTCAACACCATCCACCTGATAATTATTTCTTGGAAACTTTAATGCTTGTCCATCATCACATCTATCTCCATAAAAAACTAAAGTATCAATCCATCTAGCAGCAGATATTAATGATCTTTTCTTTTGATCGTCTGTTTTATTTGTCCAAGTAGAAGAATC